ATCCCTGTTAACGTTTATATGGGTGTGGACTTGGCTTATGAGTCTTCCGCCCAACATGACTACCAGGTTATTGTTGTTGCTGGTATTGATAGCGATAAAAATATCTATGTAATAGATATTTTCCATGAGCATATACCGCTATATGATATGCCAAGAAAGATATTTCAGTATGCAAAAGAATATCAACCAATGCGGAGGGCTAACGTAGAACATGTGGGAGCACAAGGTATTATTCGTGATGCTGTTAATGAGCTTTCTGGAAAAGATAGAAAGATGGCTCCGGGCATAGCTAGAGGTGTAAGACCTCCAACAGGTATTAAGAAAGAAGATAGGCTTGAATCATTGCTTTGTCCTGTAGTTAATAGAGGTAAGCTATTCATTAAGAAACAACACAGTGAGTTGGTTGATGAAATGTTTCACTTTCCTAAGGGAAAGAATGATGACTTACTTGATGGACTTTGGTATTCTATTATTAACGCAAGAGCACCATTAAGTCATAAATTTGATGCTGATAAATTTGAAGAGACGGTTGAAGAGAAGAGTGAATTCTTAGGTAGAAAGATAATAAGAAGTTGGGTTACTGGACAAAGAATATAAAAAAAATAAAGAAAACACTTGACAGGTTGGTATTTAACGCTTATATTATATAATATAAGTTAACTTTACGTATTCGGGAGATTTGACATCGCTAACGAAAATGAAATTGCGCAAGTAGACGAAGCGCAAAAGAATAGAGACCTATGGAGAAGATGGCGTGACGCTAGGACGGACTGGGACGAAGAAGCTCGTGACGCTGTTGATTTCGTATTAGGTAATCACTATACGCAAGAAGAATCTGACGCCTTAAGCGCCGTTGGGCAAGGTGACTTTGTTATTGACAGAGTATATGCTGCTGTCGATAAACTTAAGTCTTTATTAACCTCAAGAAACCCAAGGTTCTCTGCTGTCGGTAGAGAAGATTCGGATAATAAACTTGCTCAAGTTTGGAAAACAATACTTGAGTATTGCTGGGATGTATCCGACGGTGATATGGAGTTTAAACAAGTTGTCCATGACTATGCTATAACTGGTCTTGGATATTTTTATGTATATATTGACCCAGAGGCAGATTTTGGTCGTGGCGATGTCAAATATACCCACGTTAATCCATTTAGAGTATATGTAGACCCAGCAGCAAGGAATAGATATTTCAATGACGCTTCTGCTATTTTACTATCTACAATACTTACAAAAGAACAAGTTTTATCTCTATATCCACAAATAGAAGAATATATAAAAGATGTGGAAACTACTGTAGACGAAGAAGATTATCCAGCATCATCAAAGAAGAATTCATCCGGATCATTTACTCCAGACGTAATCAAAGATAAAGATCGAGCTGGATACGAGAGATATAGAATACTAGAAAGATTTGAAAAAGTAAAAGTTCCATATTACAGACTTTTCAATAAGCAGAGTGGCGAAGAAAAAGTTGTTGATATGGAATCCTTCCAACAATTAGCAAATGAGAATTCACATTTAATAGAATCTGGATTAGTTGAAGCAGTCGAAATAATGCAAACGCGCGTTAAGATTGTTGCAACTATGGGTCAGTTTTTATTATATGAGCAAGTTCTTAATACTGATATATACCCTATTATACCAGTTCCAAATATTTGGACTAATACTCCATTTCCTAAATCAGACGTAACTAAAGTTAAAGATTCGCAAAGGCTTATTAATAAGCTTTTCTCTTTAACCTTAAGTCACGCGCAAGCTTCAGCTGGGCTTAAGCTTCTTGTGCCAGAAGGAAGTGTGGATGACGTTGGGCAATTGGAAAGAGATTGGGCTAACCCTAATGCTGTTTTAGAATATAATCCAGAATTTGGTGAACCTCACTTTCCAGCACCGCAACCATTAGCAGGTGAATTTTATCATTTAATAGATAGGGTAGAACATTATATAGATTTAAATTTTGGAATACCAGAGTTAATGCAAGGCTTCAAAGAAAAGGCGCCAGATACTGTTCGTGGAACAGCAATGCTTTCTGAAATGGGAGAAAGTCGTGGTCGCTCTAAATTAAAAGATATAGAAGGAAGTCTAAATCAACTTGGAAGATGCATGTATAACTATGCAAAGGGACATTATACATTCCAAAAAACTTTTAGAATCGTACAGCCAAACAATGATATTACTGAATTTTCAGTAAACAATAGGTTGTATGATGATAAATCCAATGAACTCATGCAGATAGAGAATGATATATCATTAGGTCAGCATGATGTTAGGATTATATCAGGATCAACTTTACCGTCAAACAAGGTAGCAGAATATAATATGTACCTTGAGGCGTATAAGTTAGGATTGGTAGATGATGTCGAGGTCTTAAAGAAAACAGAGATCTACGACAAAGAAGGTGTATTGCAACGCAAAGGTATGATGGCGAAAATGCAGTCATATATACAACAACTAGAAGGTCAGGTTAAAGAGCTCTCTGGTGACTTGCAAACAGCAGACCGTGAAGCGGTTCATGCTAAGAAACAAGTTATTACTGAGAAATTCAAATCTGACTTGAACGAGGTTATGTCTGAGGTGAAAAACAAGGAAAGAGTTAAACTCGGTCAACTAGAGAATGTGATTGATAAAGCGGATGTTCGTGCCGAAGCTGCGTTAGCTATACAAAAGGCAAATAAAGGGAGTTCCTCAAAGAAGGGGAACGCACAAAAATAAATAATCATAGGTTATACTTCTTCAAGACATCTAGCGGTGGCTTGAATTAATGAAGAAATCTAAAGGAGGTTATATGGAAGAACAAGTGCAAGAAAGTGTAGTTGAAGCACCAGAGGTAAATACTGGCGGAACAACAAGAGAGGGCTTAGATCAGTCTATGCCCGATGTTGAGTTAGCGTCTGAATTACCAAGTGTTCAAGATGGCGTAATTGACGAAGGAAATAAACGATCACCTAATTTAATTACTAAAGAGGGTGACGAATCCGAAGTTGATTTTGCCACAGACTGGGAAGGTGAGACTAGGAAGTTTCAGTCTATGTATGATAAACAAAAGGCTGACTATGATAGACTTCAAGGCGACTATCAAAAGCTACAACCAATGTCTGAATTACAAAATGTTCTTGAATCAAGACCAGATGTAGTTGAGGCAATAAAGGAAAAGCTTGAAGGTCGCAATACCCAAGAAACTATACGCGAACAAGATGATAGCGATACAATCGACGAATCATCTTTTGACCCATGGGAGGCCTATTATAAACCAGAGTCGGCTTCATTTAAAATGAGGACGACTCAAGAAAAGGCTTTGGTGGATGAGGCTGTTGGAAAACATATGTCTGAACTCCAAGGTCAAGTAGCATTGCAGAATTTGCGTAGTGAGTTAACTAACAGCTACAATATGCAGGATGAAAGTGATATCAATGATTTTATTGAATTTGCGACAACACCAAGAGATCAGTTACCAATTGATCTTTTAATTGATGTATATCGTAAATATTATAATAAAGGAACAGATAACATTTCTCCTAATATGGAAGCAGTTAAAAATACTCAAAGCGCTCCTAGGACGGCTGGTATTCTTCAAGGTGGCGAACCACCAAGAAAGAATGAACAAGATTCGGCTTGGGATAGAATTTTGCAATCAGGGCAAGCAGGGAGAATTCCCTAATAACTATAATCAAATAGGAGGTAACACAAATGGCTGTTACAAGTGGAGTAAAATCCAGTTATGATATCACAGCTGCTGCTACCAGTGCTGGAGTCGGGCAAGCGCCTGACCGCCGCAGATTATACGATTTTTCAGATAGGGTTGCTGAGTTAGCACCCGAGGAATCACCGTTTTTTGTATATCTTTCAAAAGTTGCAAAAGTACCAACGGATGATCCTGTATTTAGATTTTTGGAAAATCGTTCCAAGATTGATTGGACTACACGTAACTTTAAATTAGCTGCACACGTAAATGGTGAATCTGCTGTTAGCGCAGGAAGTTCTTATACATTTACAGTTGATGCAGATAGCGTTACGGGTGGAACAGATTCAGGCGGAGCTTCAGTAGATTTCCTTGTAAAAGGAATGGTTTTTGCGGTTAATACCGTAGCAGGTACAGCTGGATATTCACAGACTCTAGTAAGAGTTGACTCTTCCCCTCAAGATCAGGGTACGTCAACTACTTTCCAGGGTAAAATTGTTGATGTTTCTAATACAAGTAATTCTGGTGGAGCTATTACTGGTGAAGAAATTCTTAGTAATAATGATAATTGCCAAGTAATTGGTACATCATTTGCAGAAGGTTCTGGTTCACCAGATGCATGGTCAAGCGAAATTGAAGATGACTACGGTTATACTCAGATTTTTAAGACTGCAGCTGAAATGTCAAACACAGCAATTGCTACTCGCTATCGCGGTTATGCAAACGAATGGGAGCGCATTTGGGCTCTTAAGCTTCGTGAGCATAAAGTTGATATCGAAAGAGCAATGCTTTTTGGTCAAAGGGCTAGAGTAAGTTCTGTTCAGTATACAGAAGGTATTGTCGGTCACATATTAAAGAATGGTACAGCACAAATTGGTGATGCTGCTCTTTCTTATAGTACTGGCGCACCTTACTACAGAAGTGTAGCAGATTCTGAATTAACTTATGATAGATTACTTTCCGATATGGAAATAATTTTTGATCCAGCACGTGGTGGTGCAAGCGAGAAACTAGTACTTGCAGGTTTACCTGTAATTAGCTTCTTTAACAAGCTTGGTTCAGATTCGTTCTTAAGCACAAGTATGGCTTATAATGCCAATGCTGCTTTAAGTGGAGCTGCAACCACAACTAACCAATCACCTCATCGCATGAATATGTCAGAGCGAGCAGGTGCTTTTGGTCATAAGGTAATGACTATCGAAACAATTCATGGCACAATGCACTTAGTAAAAGAACCACTATTCCGTGGTATTTCTGCTAATATGATGGCTATGGTTGACATGAGTCAAGTATCTTATCGTCCATTAGTTGGTAACGGGCTTAATCGCGACACTGCAATTTTAACTAACGTACAAAATGCTGATGAAGACTTGAGGAAGGATATGATCCTTACTGAAGCTGGTTTAGAGGTAACTCTACCAGAAGCTCATGCTCTTTATCACGTAGAATTTTAGGGGGTATTAAATGTATAATAGTCTTAATAATTCTAGTAGCGGTGATTACGGTGAATACAAACGTAAAATTGTAAACGTAAACGCTTCAACATATAGTGTGTTAGCTAAAGATTCTGGTTCTATATATACCATTGATGTAGCTGGTGGGTGCGCAATCACTCTTCCAGCAGCAGAAGCTGGTTTAGAATACGAATTCCATGTTGGCACAACTTTCACAGGTACTTGGTCAATTACAGCTGCTTCAAGCGCTGATACTTACCAAGGTGTTGTGTGGACTCATGATAAAGATGAATTAGGTGCTGTAACTGCAATGAATGAAAACATTGATACTTCAGCATTTAACTGTCCAGCAGCTGCTGACTATATTCTGACAGCAGACGCAGATACCGATGGTAGATTCATTGGTAGTCATGTTAAGCTTACTGCTATTTCTGATTCAAAGTGGCTCCTTTCGGGCAACTTATTCGGAGATGGTACCGTAACACATATCTTTAGTTAATAATTAAAGATAACAGTTTTGTAGAACTGTGGGGTAGGTCGTATAAAGGGCTTGCCCCAAATCTACTAAAGATTTAAAACAAAGGAATAGAAATGGCAAATTATAATTCATCTAATACAGATGTAAAAGTTTTTATACATAATCCTAAACCTGGGACTAAAACACAAAGTTCAGGTGAAATAGCTAAAGATGTGTATGATTATATAGCTGCTTTAGATTCAACTAATAATAAAGTTATATCTATATCACATTGTGCATTAAAAGGTGATAAGATTATGACTATGGTTGTCTCTGGTGCTTGAACCCAGGTGTCAACATTGTAACGAACCAAATCCAGAACATTGGTTCTATTGTAGAGGTTGTGGCAAAAGGGCTTCTCAGCCTAGGTACACAACTAATTCATGGATGCGAACCGAAGCTGGAAAAAGAACCGATGTTGAATTTAACACCATTTCAGTAGATGAAAGTGTGGATCGAATGAATAATGTAGACCCACGCTGGAAAGGATTTTAATATGCCTTATGGTAAAGGGACTTACGGAAGTAAGCGAGGAAGACCTAAGAAGAAAAAGTCTGCTAAGAAAAAATCTAAAAAGAAATCAAAGAGATATTAATAAATGGCAAATTTTGATGCACAAGTAATAGAATTAGTAGGTTCGTCTTGGACTACAGACCAAGATGCTGTAAATCAATTCATCACAGAAGGAGCTAATGAAGTTATTAATGCTATGCCTCGTTCCATGCAGGAGAGAATAGCAGAAGAAACAACAGTTACTTCTGGAACCACTACATCTGAAGGACACAAGGTTATATCTATGACACGTAACGATGGGACTATAGACCAACCTTGTAGAAATATACAAGCTTGGAAAAGAGGTAGAGCAGCTGATAGTAGTGATATGGAATATGCTACAGCAACAGATCCAGTATATTATACTAATGATGGTAAATTTAATATATTGCCATCTGGTGGAAGTGGAAATAAATTAGTTTCAATTCCTACTTATAGTCAGAGTTCACCATTGGACGCAAGTGCTATTTCTACGATTACTAATTTCCCAAATGAAGCAGAATATTTAGTTGTTTT